AAGGAAATAGAATGTCTTTTAAAGAGTTAGTTGGTAAGAAAATTAGTAAGAAAGTAAAATTCATGGAAGCTGATGTTGAAATCGTAAAGCTGACTAAGGGTCAGGTTACTGAAATGCAAGCCATGATCAAGAAACAAGAGTCAGAAGAAGACGCAGAAGAGAATCTTAATGTGCTTGTAAACATTATTAGAATGGGCGCACCTGAGTCCCGAGAGCTTACTGAAGAGGAGTTTGAAGAATTTCCTCTTGATGAGTTGGCTAAGCTTTCCAAAAATATTATGGAATACTCAGGGATGGCCGCTGATGTGGAAAAGTAAGACTTACGGATGATGAGCTTGCTGAGTATGAATTAGCTTATAATTTACGAATGCCGGTGTACATCCTTAGAGAAGAAATGCCATATTCTGAGTTCGTGCGCTGGCAAGTCTATCTTGCTAAGCGACCTGTGGAATGGCGTGATGATGATAGGTTCTTTAAAATCCTCCAAGCGCTAGGCTACAAAGGTAAGCCTTGGCAGCTGTTCCCTGCGCTTGATAGTATCTATAACGACAAAGATAATCGTGATAGAGAGACTATCAATATACGTTCTCTGAAAGCTTCTAGTATGTTCTCACACATGATGGCTGCGAAAGGTGGTGATGAGGTGAATTTTGATGAACTTGAATAAGCTATTTAAAAAAGAAGTTGAGAAATCTAAAAAAGAAAAAATGAAAGAAATAGTCTCTGCACTAAAAGAGGCTACGCCTATAGACACAGGCGCTGCAAGAGATGGGTGGACTTGTGACCAAAATAGTATAATGAACGATGTTGAATATGTAGATGCTCTTAATTCAGGCTCTTCACAGCAAGCCCCAAAGCATTTTATTGAAAAGACACTATTATCATTTTCTGGCATAAAGCCTAAAGGATCAATTCTGTAGTCTTGGCCCCTCTTTCCAGAGGGGCCTTTTTAACGCAAAGGATATTAGATATGTCTGGAATTATCATTCCTGTAGAAGCTAAGACTGGGAGCTCTCGCCAAGAGTTAGAGAAACTGAACAAACAGTTAAAGAATTTGATTTCAGGTTCTGCAAAGTTGGATTTTAAGAATGTTGACAAAAAAGCTTCTGGAAGATTTAAGAAGCTTAATGCGGCAATCAGAAAGCTTGGATCAACTAGTAAAACTGTCTTGCCTAAGGTAGAGCGCGACAGTAAGAAAGCTTTCTCTAAATCAGAAAGATATGCAGAAAAAGCTAATAAAGCCTTTGGTGGTCTTAAAACGACAATTATATCACTAGGCTCTGCCTTCATTTCTTTTAAAGCTGTTTCAGGGCTAACTATTGCTAGTGATGATGTTGTCAGTTTGTCTAACCGCTTGGCTTTGGTCTCTGCGACGTCAGTTGAGGCACGTAAGAATCTGCAAGAGTTGTACAACATTGCTCAACGTTCTCGCACAGATTTAAAGTCTACTACTGATATTTTTGTTGACTTTTCTAAGGCACTTACTTTAGACGAGAGCTTAAAGATTTCCAAAAAAGAAATCTTAGAGATCACTGAGCTTTACCAAAAGATGGGCGCTATCTCAGGTTCTACTGTAGAGTCGCTCACTGCCGCCACCGTGCAGTTCACCCAGGGACTGTCGTCAGGTGAACTGAGAGGCCAAGAGTTGCGCTCTGTGATGGAGCAGAATAAGTATTTTTCCTTTGAGCTGCAGCGCCAGCTTGGAATGGGTGCAGGTGCGATTTACAAAATGGGTGAAGCAGGTAAGTTCACAGTCCCATTTCTTGTAAATATTTTCAGAAATGGGGCTGGGAAGATCGAAAAAGACTTTGGTAAAACTGTGTATACAATTTCTCAGTCTTTTTATAGACTACGTAACGCGCTCTCTTTTGAGTTTGGAGGATTGAGCGATATTTTGAATTTCGGCAAGGGCTTTTCTAAAGTACTAATTAACGTAGCTGATGCAGTAGAAGATGCTAGTTTGGGTTTGCGGCTATTTATTCTTACAGCGTCTAGGATCAAGACAGTAAAGCTGGGTGATGAGCTTGTCTCTATGGCAGGATTTACAAATTTACAGCTCGCCTTAGATGTTTCAAGAAAAGGTTTAGACATTTTTCTGAATACTATGAAATTAATTCCTGACCTTTTTAGTCGGGTCTTTACTCCAGTATTTAGCTTCTTTGGCTCTATCGGGTATATGATCAAAAGCATTATGCAGACTGTCGTTTTTAGCATTCGCGATACTCTATCTTGGATCACAATTGCCACTCGAGAATTTATAGATATGTTCAGTATCTTTAGGCGAGACAGGGATATAGAGCATGCTTTCGTAGCACTATTTAAGGCAGACTCTGCGAAAGAATTTTACAAGCACCTTGAGAACATCCAGAAAGTGATTGATGATGGCTCTTGGAGGACTTGGGAGAACATCTTTAAAGATGTTTGGATTCCTGTAAAACGTCTCAGCGATCCTTTTATAGAGCTCGGCATGTCGCTGGGGATTCTAGATCGTAAGCTAATACAAATAAGAGATTTCAGATGGGATCGGCTTGCCACATCATTTAGCATCCTTAAAGGTATTATCCAGGATGTCTTTTACTTTAATATTTGGCTTAAAGTTGCGCCAATTGTCCTATCTATCAAGCGTTTTGTTACTCTTATAGGCGAAGCCTTATTAGCATCCTTCGTCGGCACTTTCAATGAAGATTTTGGTAGAGGGATTGCTGATGCTTTGGTAAATGGTATTTCTTGGGCTGTTACTCAAATAAAAACAATAGACTTTTCTACATCTTTCTCTAGCTTAGGGGTCGCTTTCGGGATTATTCAACAAATTGCTGTGGCTATTTTTGACACGGTTAAGGGTTTTGTGAAGCAGCTCGCTGCTAGGTCAGGTCTTACAGAAGCTTTGACTTTTTTTACAGACATGCTTGTAAAAGCAAAAAGTATTGTTCAAGGCACATTATCTTCTATTTTTGATAAGATATACAAATTTGGAGAAAAGGTCAAGGACGTTTTCTTTGATATATACGACAAAGTTGTAGGGCACTCATATTGGCCGGATTTGATTGATGGTGTAAACGATTATTCAAGAAAGTTATCATCATCTCCTGTCGAAAAATTTACAAGAATAGTAGGTAGCTTGTTTAAAAATATTTCTACTTATGTAATGCAAGGTCTTGATATTATTAAATCCTTTGATTTTAGTGTTTTTGGAATTTATATAATTGAAGGAATTACTCAAGGTGTCTTAGCTGTCTCTGTTTGGAGCACTATCGGCACTCGTTTGAAGATAGTTTTCTTATCTAATTTTATTATTCCTTTTATAGCCTCTATAAATGCAACTTTTGAGAATGTATCTGAGGGTATTGAGAGAGGTGTTGTATCTTTTGTAAAGAAACTCTCAGCATCTGCTATTAATATTTTATCAAACGAGCTAGTGAAGATTATAGACGTGATTCCTGGCCTAGTTTCATCTATTTTGGACCAGATGGGCAGTTTTGGAAAAATACTTTCAACTCTTCTTCCAGATAACAAGATATTCTGGGCACTGGCTTCAGGTTGGTTGCTGTTCGTATTCAAATGGGGCAAGGGTTGGAAGAGTATTAAAAAGGCTGTTACTGGCGGAAAGAGTGGAGGTGGGCTGGTAAATCTAATTGCTGAAACTTTCAATCTTAAGCAACTTCCAAAGATCTTTGGATCACCTAAATTGGCTGCACTTTCTATGGCTGCTCTGTCGTTTAGCTTATTGGATAATGTCTCTTTATTGGAAGCTGCATTTGTCGCCATACCAGCGCTTCTCGCTTCTGTTCTAGGAGGCCCAGGAACAATTAGAGTCTTAGCAAATGCTGCCGTTTACATGTTTAATAAAGTCAGCGTTACTTTTGGAAAAGGCGCAAGGTGGTTAGGTGACCTGTTTACGTCGGAATATGCTACGCATATTAGAGGTATTAGGCTTCCTAGAGCTGAAGGAAACCTTCTTCGAGATCTTTTCGGAATTGACAGCTCAAGGCTGAAGACCAAGTTAAGAGCTGCCTTAGCTGATATTGGCGCTATTCTGGTCAACTTCTCTAAAAATCGGAAAGCTTTTGGTAGAGGTGAGATGTCGCTCTTTGACGCTTTCTTTAAAGTTAAGGTAGCAAAAAAGTCCCCGCTAGACATGCTTCTTGGTGGAGCGTCTAAGCAATCTGATACCCTTGGGAGAGACCTTCGTGACATTATT